TGGGTTTGCCTGAATATTTGCCTGTGACATCCACGCCACCAAATGCCTTGCTCATGAGACTCTTGCCCAGGGCTCCCAGTGTGCCGCCTATCACGTTGGCCACACCTCCGCCTGGCACCCCAGTACTGCCTATGCTACCAGAAGTTCTAGCAGGCGTGGCTGTTGCAGCCGCTGGTTGCGCTCCGCTGGTTGCTGCCGGGGCTGGGGGTTGCGCTCCACTGCTGGCCGTGCTAGTAGGTTTGGCAAATCCCGGACCATAAGTGACCTTTATAGGCGAGGCTGCTGTTGCGGTTGGCATGTTGGTCAATTCCCTCAAGGGACGGCGTGTTATTTCATGAATCTGCATGGGTTCTCCTAACAGATCGTGAAAACTTGCCGGCATCTTTGGTGCGTATGGCATTGAGCAGTTTACGTGTGAGGTTGTCCGCTTGCTCTACACCAAACTCTGATTCAATTTGTTCAATTAAACGTATGGCACTGGCAATCACGCTGTCAGCACGAGTTTCAATTATGAGTCTGCGATCCCGCTCCACATACATTGAATCTAGTTCTTCCAGCAAACTTCGTGTTTTTTTCTGCATTCGATCTGGGCCTTTGGATTATTTAGTGCTAGAAGGATCTTAATAAATATCTATTATACAGGATCGCCCATGACAAGTCAAATCAACCCCAACAACATCGACGGCCAATACCCCGTTGCAGGCCAGCCCAATAATACACAAGGCTTTAGAGATAATTTTACCAACATCAAAACCAATTTCCAAACAGCCGCAACAGAGATTACCGACTTGGAAAACAAAGGTGTGTTTAAAGCCGCATTAACAGGTACCACACTAGACAACAACATGGCAGATAACTTAATATACGCCGTTAAATTAAATGATGTTAGTTACACTTATCTACAACAAACTGCTACCGCAGGTGCTATTATCATTGATTATAGTGCTGGGCAGTATCAATTGGTTGCACCCAGTGCCAACATAAGCCTGAGTTTCTCAAACTGGCCCTCGTCTGGATCCGAAGGTGTTGTTTATGTTGACATTGTTGTTACTAATATTTCTTACACAGTTACACTACCTAGTGCTGTAAGTTTGGGTACCACAGGTATTCAAGGATATAGTGCTAACATTATTACATTTGGTGCTGTTGGTACATACAGATTTGGTTTTAGTAGTGTAGATTCTGGCACCACAATTGCTATCTATGATTTGAATCGTCCACTCAACTATTATACAAACACAGTTAATATAGCCGCTACTACTGCCAGTACCAGTACCACGTCCGGTGCATTAATTATAGCCGGCGGAGTTGGTGTTGGTGGTAACTTGTATGTTGCCGGTAATATTATCGGTAACATTGAAGTTGCTACAGGTAACGTTACTGTAGGAAATTTGTTAACTGGCGGTTTGGTGAGTGCTACAGGCAACGTCACTGGTGGCAATATACGCACAGCCGGATTAATATCTGCTACGGGTAATATTACAGGTGGTAATATTTTAAACGGTGGGTTAATTTCTAGTACTGGTAACAGCACCGCGGCAAACTATCTAACCTCTGGATTAATATCTGCTACGGGTAATATTACAGGTGGTAACATTATTTCCGGCGGAGTTATGTCTAGTGCTGGTAATTCTAGAATTTTAAGCGGAACCGCAGTTCCTGCAGGTGGCACAGCCGGTGCTGGATACTTGATGTCAAGCACAGCCAATCTTGGTGTGTTCTTTGGATCCGGTGCGCCTACCTTGAGTGCGGCACAAGGCAGTCTGTATTTGAGAACAGATGGTAGTTCAACCAGTACCAGAATGTATGTGAATACCACTGGTAGCACTACATGGACTGCGGTAACTACTGCGGCTTAATTTAATGTATGGATACTTTTTGTGTACTGCCTTGGTTTGGCCGAGAAATTCACTGGAATCAACCAGAGTCTCATTGTTGTTTATTGCCACAAAAATACGATATAGAGAAAATCAAGCAAGCGATGTTAGAAGGAAAAAAGCCCAAAGAATGTCAAAAATGCTGGAATCTTGAAGAACAAGGGTTACAAAGCGATCGTCAACTAAAAAATTCTGCATTAGATTGGTACTGGAATCGAGATTTACAGTCTATTAGACAAAGCGCAGAGCATGATAATAATAGTGTACTCATGCTCAAATTATTTACAAGTTATACCTGCAATGCCACCTGTGTAAGTTGTAATTCAGGTGCTAGTAGTAGTTGGAGTCAATTGAATCATCGCGTAAATCCTTCTATTCCGATTTTAAAAACAAAATTTGTGGATATCGACCTGATTAAACAAAAAGTAAATCTTAAAGAACTCAAAATGCTGAGTCTCATTGGAGGCGAACCTCTTTATGAAAAAAAGAATTTTGAATTACTCGAACACATTCTTGAACTAGGAAATGATACTGTATTTCTCAGTATGGTAACCAATGGTAGTGTTTTGTTAACTGATCGACAAAAAAAAGTGCTGTCAAAGTTTAAAAATATAAATTTTTGTGTTAGTATCGATGGTGTTGGACCAGTTTTTGAATATCTAAGATTCCCATTGAAATGGCAAAATCTATTAGATAATTTACAATTATTTCGGCTACTGACTGATAATATTAGTTCCAACTACACATTGAGTAATTTAAATATATTATATCATAACCAAACTGTGGATTGGTTTAATCAAGCCAAAATCTCATACGGCAATAATCCTATTTACAATCCAAATTGGTTGCAACCCCGAGCACTACCCGAGCCTGTAAAAAAATATCTTAAAACTGTATTAAATAAATCAGATTTCGATACCTATATTGGCCCGGTACACACGCAGGAGGATCAACAAAACTGGGAAGAATTTCAAAAAAAAATAGCCAAACAAGATATTGCCAAGGGCATTAAGTGGCAACAGTATTTGCCTGAGTTGGCTGCCTTGGTGGGCGATTATATTTCATAAAATCAATTAATTTTTCAATAGTGTCAGGCACATCCGATATGCTCCATAATCTGTCAGATTCTTTGTATGAATTTAATTTTTCATACTCATATATGTATCGCGCTATTTTAAAGACTTCTGATCTTCCATTTTGAAGATTCCAATATTGTTCGGCAAAATGCAGTTGTTGCGATGTTATGTCAATCTCAAATGCCTCTTTGCAGATTGTTGCTAGTGTGTCAGCGTACCGCAACTGCCCATAATCAATCACACCAGAGTTTTCTACACTAGGCAACGGATCGCCGTCTGTGTGCAGATAATAATAATCTTTAATATATTCAAATGCCAGATCAACTGATTCGGGGGTAGAATCTTGTTCTATTTTTAATTTATTATAAGCCGATTCTATACTATCAAGTATGTGTGTCTGTGGTTGTATCCTGACAATTTTGTGATTGGGCCAATAGTGTCTCAGCAATTGATAATTTGTACTATGACAAGTGACACAAGTTTGTCCAGAGTATTTAGATGCAGATGCATGTACTTGATCATCATGGTTCCCGTCAAAATGATATACATCCACTGGTATATTTTTGCCATTTAAGTCTTGTCTATAAAATACATTAAAATTAGAACCCACAAGTAATTCGGCCAACCAACTGCCACTACAACCTTCTCGATAACTGAGTAAGATTTTATTTTGCATTAATTATAGAGTTCCAGTATGTTTCTCTTTCAGGATCATAGGCAATCCAATTAGCATTGATTATTTCTTTTTCTAGCCACTGCACCCGTTCAGGGTCTATGGACATGTCTAATTTTGAACACACTTTTTCTTGTAACCAATAAAAATGTACTATTGGACTTGGTTGTACATGATTTTGCCGAACATTATGAAATCTAGATTGTTGGCTAAAATTGTCCAGGTCTTGAGTAGATGTAAAAAGAAATTTACAATCAATATTATCAAGTGTATTTTGTACCAAGGCTTTGTAGATATCAAGTCTTCTTGTGTGTTGCTGTGTTTGCACCCAATGACTATGATATTCTTTTAAATTATCACTACCGCTACTTAACCACCAATTTCTTTTATGGCTGTCTTGCACTTTGTTAAAATGATACTTGGCATCACGTTCAATCAATGTGTCCCAAGTTGAATCTTGTAGTAATTTGTCAAACCTATTGGGCGCTGGCCATTGAACGATTGCAGTTTGCCCTTGCATTGATTGCAGTTGGTCTACCAATCCTGATATCAAAAATTCAGGGCCTGCGCCGATCCCAGCAATATTACAGATTTGCTGATCAGGTAATAATGCTTGTAGTATTTGCGGCCACTCAGGCCAAATATGACCTGTAGCAAATCCATCACCAAAAGTAAAAATCATGACTGTTTGATTTGGCCAAGTAGTTGTTTTAATTTTGCACTTTGTACATCTGCTGTGACCTTGGGTGCCTCTAGATCAAAGTCTTCTCGGGGTTTGGCTCGTTCCCAGGGCGGGCTGGTAGATTCACCTTCTTCCGCTGTTTTGACCTGACTCTTGGCCTTGATTGAATCCATGATGCTTGGTTTGGCACCACCGCGGAAGTTGTCTTTTTCGTCACCGCCTTCGTCTGTGATTCTCATGGTTTCAATGTTGTATTCAAGATCAATCTTTTGTCCCACACCCGTTGATGAGCGAGATTTCATACATTGTATTTGATACTTGCCACGCTCTTTCATGGCACGTGACGTAAAGATACCAAATACATTATCTGCTGTGTTGATCTTTGAAATACCACCTGAAATATGCGAGTGATCGAACTCAATCTCTTCTACTGCGGATCGATTCAACTGCGACGCTGTGACCATTAGCACACCCAGTTCCTTGGCCAAGTTACGCAGTTCTTCACTCACATACTTGTCTTTCACAAACAAGTCATTGGGGCTGACCTTGGCACTCACAGGCATCAGCAGGTCCAAGTAGTCAATCATCATGAAATCTACCCGGATGCCTGTTTGGATCTGTACTTCTTTGATGTAACTACGAATGTCATTGATGTTGCTCTGTGCTGGCAGGGCCTTCACACGATATTGTCCTGACTTTTTGGCAACCAGTTTGACCTTGAGTTCTGTTGTGTCAATGTCTCGGCGAATATCTTTGGTGCTCATGTTTGTCAACATAGCATCTGTTCGCAAACTCGTGAGTTCTTCCGAAAGTTCCAATGTAATGTAAACACCGCTGAGTCCTTGTTGCAACCAGTTCAGGGCAATGTTCATCATGACCAAGGATTTACCTGATCCAGAGCCGCCGGCAAAGATGTTGAGTTCACCGCGACTGAATCCACCATATAGCAGTCTGTCTAGTTGTGGCCAACCTGTTGAGACTTGACCGCCTGAATTGAAGTATCGGTTGATGCGAGCCGCAGGATCAGCAAAGTAATCCGTACCCATGTCTTTGGTAAGAGATATTTGTACTGCATCTTTGATCAGTTTCTCAACAGGTTCAAACTCGCCTTTCTCCAGCAAGTCTGCTGATTTCAAAATAGCACGTTCAAGTTCTTGACGTCGAGTAAATGCCTCAAACTCGCCCATGAACCAGTCAAAGTGACCTTCATTCAGATCTGGCACTGGCTGGAGTTTGATGCCTGTGGTTGCCGAAATCTGCTGCCTGTCGGGCATGGTCTTGTGTCGGTCTGTGTGTTCTTTGATGAACTCAGCCGCTGGCCTCAAACTTCGATCAAAGTTTGCAGGGTTGTAGATGTTTTGAACACGCACATAACTTGATGCGTCTTCCAACATCATCTCCAGAAATAATCGTTGAACGTCAAGTCCGTATTCTTTTAACAAGTTGCTTCTTCCTTATTTCTATTTTGATTTTACTAGTTTCTCTTGAGGCCATAATAGTTAGCAAGGCCCCTAGGCGGCCCAGTTTTATCACAGCGTCATTGACATCTTTACAACCTGCCGGCCATTCAGGTATGCTCACTGCCCAGCCCAGTTCCACTGCACGGTCAATCAGTTCTACACCAGCGACATCTTGATCAGGTACCACAGTTACTTCACGACCAAGACTGCGAATTAATCTTGC